CGTATCTGTCGTTTATGATATGCGTGAACTACCCGACGTTAAGAGCGGACGGTGCGACAATTGCGATACGTCGAAGTTTAACAGTTCGATCAAAGGCGGGGTTTTCCTCCGTAAGTGTTCCGAGTGCGGAATGACTAAACGAATATAGCGCAAAAATAAAGACGCCCTCAAAGGCGTCTTTTTTCGTTTATTTAGACGCAGAACCGCCCGGCTTACGTTCGCCTGTCGTAGTGATCGCTTTGATCATCCGCCTCACCTCCCGCAGTAAAATCATACCATATTAACGCGGTTTCTCAACGTTGAATAACGCAATTAGCGTTTTGTCCGGCGCTTTAGATTGACGATAGAAAACGTTAGGATTAAACGTGTAACGCTCCGGCTCACTTCCGACCTTAATACGAGCAATAACGTACTCGCTACCGAACTTCATCGCTTTAAGACGACGACCAAGCGTATCGGGCACTACACCTATCGCGGCAGCTAGACCGGCACGACTGAACCATCGGATGGCGCGCGGATTAGATTCGTTTGGATTCTCGCATAGAGCGTTAGTATCGAAATGGATATACGGAAGCATACGATAAATAAGGCCGATATCGGTCGCTTTGACTTCGCTGTATACCCGTTTAATCTTTGCGCTGTAGATTTTAACAACGTGAGGACTTCGGAAGTTACCTTTAAAATGGTAGCGTTCATTTACGTAATAACCGTCGTCGGCTTTCCGTATAATATCGTTTTTAATAGCCGACGAGATGAAATCGTAGAAAGTCTGACGCTTCTTTGTAAGCTGAAGGACGTCCATCATGTCCGAAGTATCCATCGGTGTCTTATCGCGACTAGACTTGATTAAAAGACCTCCGTAATCAACGTAGCATTGTAGGAGCATTAAATAGCCGCACTGCGCCGTTGTGAGGACGTCATATACTTCGTTAATATTAGGCATCTCCGCGTTGGTAAATTCACGCCGATCCTCCGTTTTATTTAATTGCTGACGGAAAGCCGCGTCTTGGTTGCGATGTCTCAACGAGTAGATACCGGATAGGTCTTCGCCTGTGTTAACGTCAATGATGCGAGGTTTGCTCTGATTCATACATACGCCCCTTTTCGTATTTATCGCAAAACAAAAGACGCCTATTGAGCGTCTGACCTTACCGTTTTGATGCCGGTTGCTATATTTACGGTGAAGTGTCCGATAGACTTTCCGTTGACGAAATCGTTGTATCGTTTGCGAGCCGTCTTATTACGTGCTTTTGCGTGGCGGTCCGTGAATAAATTATCGTAAGGGGATCGTGCCCGGCGCTTAGGTACGGCGAAATTGGCGCCGGTGATGTCGTATTCTTCGGCCATCTTCTCGGATGCTTCGCCAGTCCTGCGTGTTTTTTCCATACGTTCGGACATGATCGGATATTCTTCGGCCGACATTTTATTGCGACGCGTATCCGACAGTTCTTCGTATAAGATTAAGTCGGAGATACGTTCTAGTGCGTTGGCCGGCGGAGTTCCGTCGTACTTAGTGAGTAAATCGTTGATTTCCGCGATTCGTTCCTCGCGCTCTAAGGCGCCGGCTTTTGTGCGTTCGTATAGAGCCGTAATGGCTTCATGCAATTCTTCCTTCGTCATATTACAGCCCCTTTCATAGTTCCGTAACCTTCGCCGTGTGACGCCCAGTAGTAATAAATGTCGACGATCTTATTTACCGCCATATTAATCGCAAAGTCTACGGCCTGTCGCGTAATGCCTAGCGCTGCACCTGCCTGCGTTTGCGATAGGTCATCGAAATAGACCAAGCGCAGGGCTTCGTATTGCTTTCCGGTCAACGCCGCCAATTCTATGGCGCGCTTCAGGTCGATCAGGATATCGCAAGCAGCCATGTCGCCCAAAAAACGCCGCTGTCTTAGCGTTGTGTAATCGGCTAGAAGCGCCTTGACGCCGTCGGGTCTGTCGAGCTTATATTGCGTTTCATACTGCAGATGTTGGTCAGGCTTATTCGTCGATGCGCCCATTACGACACCGCCTCCTTCGTTTGCTTTCCGCCTATAAATCGTCTATAATCGTCTTATAAAATAAGCGAGGTGTTTCCATATGGCATTAGAATGGATTTCCGCAGTTAATGATACCGCCTATATTTCGTTAGATAAGCAACGTCGTATTTACGTCAACTCGGCCGCTAGGTCTTTGATCGGCCTTCCGACTAATACTCCGTTCCACCTTACGATCGGCTATGACGCAGCCCAATCGTGTCTAGTCGTTGCAAAACCGGAAAAGATAAAGACGGACGCGCAGCCGTTTAAATTCGATAAGCGTGCGTATAGTAAGGCGGCTCGTCACGTTTTAGAAGGAGCCGGCCTTGAAGATCGTGAGCTACCGTTACGCTTCTATTTGATAGGCGATGGCGAGGCGTCCAAGCAGCCGCATCTAGCCTATCCGAAAGGCACTTACGCATTCTCTTTGAGCTGATCCGCAAGAGCAATTCCGATATACCATGCGACACGAGATGCGATGCCGTTGCCGACGATTCTGTACTGCGCTGATAGCGAAATATCGTCGGGCAAAAGGTAGATGTCGGGAACGGATTGAATTCGGAGGCACTCACGGACGGTAAATCGTCGTGGCGCTTCAGTCGGGTGAATCGGTTGGCCGCTATTATGATACGCAGGAATCGTATTAGACGGTTTGATTAGCGACTGCACGCGGTTAGCTTGGCCGTAAGTGTATTCGCTTTTTGGCGTCCAAAACTTACCGCAGTCCTGAGAATACGGTTCCGGCAAATCCCCGATAACATCCCGCAATACAGACGTCCTATAATCACCACCCAATGGCTTCGGAAATTCGAACTTGAATCCGATGTCTTTTCGTGTTCCTACGATAAACACACGTTCACGTTTTTGAGCCACGCCGTAATCCCATGCGTTAATTAGTTGCCACGAAACTTCGTAGCCGATTTCGCTGAACTTCGTTAAAAGATCGTCAAAGGTCGCTCGATGACGTTTTGACAGAAGCCCCTTAACGTTTTCAAATACGAAGGCTTTCGGCTGCTTTGCGTTTATAATTTCAAGGTAACGCCACACCAACCTTCCACGCTCTCCGTCTGCCCCAGCGCCTTTGCCCGCAATAGAGAAGTCTTGGCACGGAGGTCCGCCGAAAATGACGTCTGTACTTGGTAAAGAACCGATGTCTACAGCGCTAATATCCGCCTGCTCAACGTGGTCGCCGAAGTTATATCGATACGCTTTAACTGCGTTTTCATCAAAGTCGATCGCCTTCACAATATCGAAGCCGGCCGCTTTGAATCCGACAGCGCCGAGACCGCCTCCGCAGAATAGTTCAAGTACGGTGAGCCCATTCGCTGGTTGTTGCGGCGTTAAATTATAATCGCCCTTGCATTCGCGCTCCTTCTTATCCCCAACATCAACCAACCCATCAGGAGCGCCCTTCGCATAATGCGCTGTAACCGTGTAGGCAGGCCGATCCATCATTCCGATGGGATGTTTTATAAAATATTTTTCATACCCCCCGGACCGCATGCGTGTCGATACTCGGTCGCTTAGAGGTTTAGGGTCATGGTTCGTAACACCCGTCATTCAACGCCCTCCTTCGCCATGTTTTCGTCTAACCGCGCATATAGATCGTCAAGCGTTCCGTCATTTGCGACTTCGTAATCGACTTCGAAATGGTCGAGCGCCGTTTCTGTCGGATGGTCCATGTCGGCAGCTTTGAATTTGTCGCCACGTCTTTTTGCGCGATCAAAACGTGTTTCATACGGTGCAGTAATGCGAAGAATCTTGAAGCCTTCCGCCCTAGCCCGTTCGTATTCCGCCGGTTTCCGAATGTCCGTAATCAATACGCGACTTTCACGGCAGCATCGCAGATTATCGTGTGCCTTTATGCGGCGGAACAGGTAATCGACCCATACGTCTTTTGCGCCAGGTACGTCTAATTCGGTGATTCCATTAATAAAATCACGCATAGGCTGGCGCGGTTTAGCGTCGCCTCGCAGTTCCGGAAATAACTCGTAAAATAGCGCCTTACCTTTTGCGGAAAATGTGAACGGAAAGAATTCGTACATTGCTACGAGATATTCGACGGCTACGTCTTTTCCGGCGCCTAGCTTACCCGTGATTGCGAGCTTCATAGGCCGGCCTTCTTTAAACTGACGAATATCTGCGCAAGCTCATCCGCAGTAAACGACAAGGAGTTCGGGTCATCCGCCGCCACCTTTGCGAGCTGTTCGCCGAGACGGACTTTATCTTCGTGGAGGGCGTTGATTTCCGCTTGATGACGTGCGACGGTTCGTTTTAATTCCGCCACCTCTGCGCCTAGATTGGCAAGGACTGTGATGACGTCGGATTCTTTCGGTTCGGAAGCGTCTTGAACCGGAGTAAGGACGTAATAATAGCCGTGATCAATAACAGACGCCCACGAATCGTTAATCAATTGTTTCGTAATAGATACCGCGGTTCTGTGCGATGCTGTAACATCCGAAACTAACTTCGGCCAATTACCGTCAACATTCTTCGCAATTACTTCTTCTCCCACTTCCGCCTTACGATCTTCTAAACGATAGCGCTCACCGTCAATGTGGACGATGTCGGTCGGTTCGAGTACGTGGTATTTTTCGTTATTAATAAACCAATAGTCGTTCAAGTAGTTGCTTTCAAACTTCGCCAAAGCGCTGATTTCATCTGAAGAATGGACAACGCCATACTCACCCTTGACATAATAACCGCCGCCGCAGGCTACTAGCGTATAAATCTTCTCGCCGACTTCCGCTTTCCTATCCACTGCAACATATTCGCGATCAACGCCGAGCTTTTCGTCCTTTAATACGTGTATAGTGCGTTTTTCTTCCGTCATTAGAACGCCTCCCTATTTCGTTATGATTTCCGCCTTTAGCCGCTGCCGTCCGAAGCTACGCGCCTCAGGTACGCCCGCAACGTACAGATCGATATGCCCATCCGTGATTGCGCCGCCTCGATCTTCACACGTCCTGACGCCGATGCCTTCGATATTCAACCGCGTCCCGAACGCCATTGACGGCGGACAGGCGATCGTATGGCCCGTTTTAGTCCGTGTGCCGCTTGCTGTGACGCCATAGTCGGGATGGCCCGCTGACTTTCCGGTAGACTCAGCACCGTTCGTGTACGCAGTCACTTCGTATGTTTTGGTCGCCGGACGCTTCGTCTCGGATTGCGTTTGACGCTTGATCGTCGATTTCTTAGCATTCGGCTTTTTCAGCGCCTCAACTTCGCCTTCTAACGTCTTTATGCGTTTATTAGCTCGCTGTAAGGCCGCTTGGTCGGCCGTTAAGATAGGCGCTGGTTTTTCTTCCGCCGGTTGCTGCGTACATAATAAGCCGCACGCAATCGTCATGGTCGTCATTATACCGATGCAGACACCCCCTCGAAGAATTGCGCAGTC